TGGTGTTTGCCCTCGTTGTGATTTGGGAGTTGGTACACAGCCCATTATTCTTGTTAAGGGTACTGAACACTAAATGGCAAAGCGCAAAAAAACAACAGTAGCCCAAGAGGTAGAGAAAGCCGCCAAGCTGTTACAGCGTTATGTAAGGCTAAAAGCATCTGATGATAATGGATACGCACAATGCGTTAGTTGTGGCAAAATTGATCATTACAAGGCTATGGATGGCGGGCATTATTTCAGTAGAAGGCACACAAGGCTTAAATGCTTCGAGGAAAACATACACATCCAATGTAAGAGGTGCAATATGCTGATGGGTGATCCGCAGGTGCATGATGCTTATCGTGATTACATGATTGAGATGTATGGCGAGAGACGGCTAAAGGCAATGAAGAAGCTAACCTATTTACCGCCAAAAAAATACAACAGGGATGAGGTCATAGAATTTCAAAAGGAATTAAAGGAAAAAATCAGGGATGAGGAGTACAGGATTGGAGAATATTAAAAAAAGTTATACAAACTGTTGACAATGTATAATCTTTCCTTTACTCTGGGTGCATTAATTAATCAAACTGGAGAAAACAATGAACGACTTATATCAAAAGACTTATATGGATTTAAACCAAGAGCAACGCATGGACAGCAGAGAAAACCTTAAAGGCATTATTGCCGCAGTAGCTTTATTCGCTATGTATGTAATCGTATCAACTATGGATTATCAAGACTGCTTGCGAGGTGCTACGTCATGCTAAAACATTATCAAGACTTTATAGAAAAGCACTACGACATACTAAACGCGGAAGATGCTAGGCTGTTAGACTTGCCAGATGATGCTAAAGATGAGGCAACTTATATCTGGATGAATAGTCATAAGACTTGGTTTGACGATATATACCCAGTAGCTATTGGCAGAAGCGTGGGCAAGATTGTTACAGAAATGCTGTTTGGCAAAAAGCCTAACCATAGCAAGCTAATATCTAACCTGTTTATTGCAATGGCAGAAGATTGCCCTGATGACTATGGTCGCGATGAACAGTGGTGGTCAGAAGCCTTAGAGATACATTTAGATACAATAGTAAATCTAGGCAACTTTGCAGATGAGTTGAGAGAGCGCATTTATCTTTACCTAGAACCTGCTATGGAAGATGTAATCTTTGAGGATTTAGCTGACCTTAACGCGCAAGGCAACAGAGAGTACGGTATTTACGGCACAGAAGTTCGAGGCAATTGCTAATGAGTACAAAAGAAGAATGGCAGCGACTACGAGACTCTTACCCGCCATTGGAAAATGAGTTTGATAGAGAAGAACGTACAGCGTTCGATAGATGGGTTGAGGGAATGGGATTTGATGGTATTATACAAATAACAGGGGATTACAATGACAAAGACAAAGCAAGCAATTAAAGAGGCAAACAGAATGGCAGATTTAGAATTGTTAAAATCAAAATTTAGAGGCTATATTAAAGCTGGAGTTGACTGGTTAGACGTTGAGTTCTACGGTCACAAAAGAGGCAAAATTATTTTTGTTGCAGCCGTTGTAATCATGGCACTAGTACAAGTTTCATAGTAGTAACCTATAGTAGCAGGGCGTACTCCCGCCTGATTAGCCAGCTTGGTTCACTGGTGCTACGAAACGAACCATTACCTACCTGCATAGCATACATAAATAAATAACAGTAGTACCTACCGCATAGCCTCTCTATAATCCCGCTTTAACAGCAGAGGCACAAAATGAAAACCATCCTAATATTTGCTATAATTGCATTAACTCTTATTGCGATTGACGACCTAGCGGGCAGAAGATACCCACAAAAACAGCATCAAGAAAATTAATTGCTTGACTGTCAAACATTCGATATAGTATATAAGCATAGAACTAAAGCCAAATGGCGAGGTGTACTATGCAAAATCTACAGTTAAGTTTAAGAGTTGCCGAATGCGAGGAGAACGGATGGTTTGATCTGTTGTCTAAGCTAGACGAAATAACTCAGAGCCTTATTGATAACCCTAGTGCTGGCAATCAGATTAAAACTGCGTTAATGTTTTGGAAGGATGCAGTAGATTGCAGGGCAAAAGGCTTGCCACCCGAAGAAGATGAAATAATCATAAGAAATCCTATAATGAATGTCAGAGCGGCATTCGGAGCAGATATGTAAATGGGTAGACCCAAGTGGATTCCTGATGCAGATATATGCGCTAGAGCCTCAGAAATGGCTTCTAGGGGGTTAACTGTTGCACAGATAGCTGATTGTCTAGGGGTAGCTGAGTCTACTTTATACAAGAAGCAAGATGAATACGTAGAGTTTATGGAGTCTATAAAAAGGGGTAGAAGTAAAGGAATGGACACAATCACTAATGCGCTGTTTGAGAAAGCAAAAGCGGGTGACAATACATCTATGATCTTTTACCTTAAAACAAGAGACAGAGAGAACTGGGGCGAGCAATACATTGAACCAGTCAAAGAGATTCCCCCTATTAATATAACTGTACACCCTGATGCAATTAACAAAGCCTCAGAGTGAAATCTTTTGTTCGCCTAGTCGATTTAGGGCGGTTGTAGCAGGTAGACGATTTGGCAAGACGTTTCTGTCTACAGGTGAGATACTAAGAGCAGCTATTGGGGGTGCTAATAGAAACTGCTGGTATGTTAGTCCTACCTATGGGGCAAGCAAAGAAATTGCATGGGATATGCTTATACAGACAATTCCAGTAGAGTATGTTGCTAAGACCAATGAGACAGCACTTACAATCAAGCTAATCAATGGCAGTGTTATAGCACTAAAAGGCGCAGAAAAGCCAAATAACTTACGTGGTCGAGCATTGGACTTTGTGGTGTTAGATGAGTTTGCAGATATGCGACCAGAAGCATGGCATGAGGTGCTAAGACCAAGTTTGTCTGATAGAAACGGAAGCGCGCTTTTTATTGGTACACCGAAAGGCAGAAACCATTTCTATGATCTATGGGCTAAAGGCTTAGATGGCGCAGAGGGATGGAATAGCTTTCAGTACACAACCTTACAAGGTGGCAACGTACCACAGCATGAAATAGAGCAAGCTAGAAGCGACTTAGATGAACGCACATTTAATCAAGAATATTGTGCAGAATTTGTTACTTATAGCGGTTTGATATATTATGCGTTTAGTAGGGAACTATCAGTTGTCAATATTGATGATAATGGTGGTACACTACATATAGGCATGGATTTCAACTTAGACCCAATGAGTGCAGTTATATGCTTACGGCATGGACAAGACTTGTTAGCTATTGATGAAATCGTTATGTATGGATCAAATACAGATGAAATGGTAGCAGAGATAAAGAATCGTTATCCTGACCGCCATATTATTATCTACCCTGATCCAGCATCAAGACAGCGCAAAACTAGTGCTGGTGGTCGTACAGATTTGTCGATCTTACAAAACGCAGGATTTAGCGTTAAGGCGAAGAAGGCTCACCCATTGGTCAGGGATAGAATCAATGCGGTTAATAGTCGTTTACTGTCAGGTGATGGTGAGCGACATTTGTTTGTTAGCCCAAAGTGCAAGCAAACCATTAAGAGTTTAGAAAGGCAAACTTATAAAGAGGGTACGAGTATTCCTAACAAAGATGGCTTCGACCATATGAACGATGCGTTAGGTTATCTGGTAGAATACTTATTCCCAATTAGAACTGAATACCACACTCCGCAACCGACTAGGTGGACTTGATGAGCGATATTGAATATACACACCCCGACTATGATGCGTATAAAGCCAGATGGGAATTTTATCTGCGTAGTTACATGGGTGGTGATGATTATAAAGATGGGGCTTTTTTAACAAGCTACATTTCAGAGGGCAAGGATGAATACGCAAGGCGATTAGACCTTACCCCAATGGACAATCACTGTAAGAACATTGTTCATATCTACAGCAGTTTTCTTTGGCGAGTACCGCCAACAAGAGCCTTTAACAGTCTAGCTAACGATCAAGCACTAGCACCATTCTTGAAGGATACTGATCTCGATGGGCGCAGCTTTGATAGCTTTATGAGACAAGCGCAGGTCTGGGCTAGTGTATATGGTCACGTATGGTTGATGATCGACAAGCCTCGCTCTAACGCTAGTACAAGAGCAGAAGAACTAGATCAAGACGTTCGCCCTTATATGACAATGTTTACGCCAGAGAATGTATTTGATTGGCGATATGAGCGCACCCCCAGTGGCAGATTTAAACTAACTTATCTGAAGGTTAGAGAGTCTATTGACCGCGTTACAGACACAGAAACGCAAGTCTATTGGCGAGTATGGCGAGAAGATACGATTGAGTCATGGCGCACAGTTAACGATACAGACGAAAAGCTAGAGACTATTGATAACGCATTAGGCAAGATACCTGCTGTATTCCTACCTGCTAATCGTTCGGTCCTAAGAGGCATTGGTATATCTGACCTGTCTGATGTATCACATATGCAACGTGCTATCTATCAGGAACTATCGGAAGTAGAGCAGCTAATTAGAATCAGCAATCACCCGACACTGGTCAAGACTTACGAGACAGATGCTAGTGCTGGTGCTGGTGCAGTAATTAACTTACCTGATGATATG